TTTTAAACGCATCACATTGCGCAGCATATTTTTCGTAGCCTTTAACTCCCATTACAAACGCAATATCTTCTATAGGAAGCTTTTTAAAGATATCATACGTTTCATTAAAGATTTTATTTGTAGTAGCAAGATCACGAGTTAGAAGCATTGTCTCAATAATCTTTTTTACATAAGGTTTAATAGGAGCAGGCATCGTTGTTCGAACAACCTCAACACCTGTATACTTAAATTTATCACAAGGAATTCCCTCTTCGTCTAAAACATGTAGTACATAGCGTTTTTTCTGTAAAAAGAGACCGCTGTCTGCAATTGCTTCGCGTTTAAATACAAACCGACAATCTTTAGAACCAAGCGCTTGCTGTCCCCACTTAATAATATTTTCATTAAGATAATCTTCAATATCTTGTACCTGTTTGTAGTATTCTTGAGTAATTTTACCTTTCGAATCTAGCATCTTTAACCCTGTGTTTTTTACTATATGTTTAATAGAAATATATGAGCTATCTGTATCGTTATAGATAATAGGCGTGTCTTCTAGGATATCTTGATCAGTAAGCTTAGCTCTTTCCTTAATATAATTCTCTAAAAGTCTATTTGATTCCTTAATAACTGCTTGACCGGTAAGTGTAATCGATTCAGCTAATTCGTCATCACCAAGAGGGCTATGTTTGTTACCAAAATAACCGTAGATCGTATTAATAAGAATCTTAATAGTGTGCTGTGTAATATTTAAGTTATCAATCTCATGCTTGAGTTTTGCATACTCAGGTGCAGTTTTTTCTATGTTTACAATTTTACGCTTAAGCGTGTTAAGCTTCTTTTTGATTTCAACTCTCTTTTTATAAAAGTGATCTACAGTAATAGGAATAATACCTTTTTCTTTTTGTGTAAAAAGAACTTTAGCTTTAGAAATTGCTATTTCTTCTTTTTGAATAAAATCAACAAAGCTTTTATGTGATAGCGTAAATGTCTGCCCGTTTACATGTTTAATAGTAACATCTTTATCCGTTTTATCGATAATAGAACCGACTTTTGTTTCAGGAGAGAGGTTTAGCGTTATCATCACGTTTGGATATAGACTGTTAGCATCAAAAGATACAATATGTTCTTGAAAACCTTTGCGAGGTTCGCCTACATAAGCACCTGCATTTTGCTCTTCACTTGTATTGGTTTTATTAAATGTAGGTATGCGCTGGTCACGTGTGCGGGCTCTTATGGCACACAAGCCAGTAATTACAGACAAGGAGCCCAAGGCGCCTTCAAACGTAGTCAACCCTGCATATGCTATCATTCTTAGAAGCTGTAGATATTGTAGCTTTGATTCTAGCCTGACTAGAAGATTAACGTCTTGTACGTTATAATCTACAAACAGCTCCCAATTATCATCAGCTAAGCTTGCAAGATTTGTATCACCATAATCAATCTTACTTTCACCAAGTTCTGTCTGACCAATAGCATCAAGCTTATAAGACTCTCTTAACGTCGGGCAAAATCGTCTATAAATATCCAAATAATCTACGCATGAGACTCCTTCTAAATGCCAATGCACTTGCTCTCTACCAAATCGACCTGTAAAAGTAATCGGGCGTATATAACCAACTGGTGATAATCTTTTGGTTTCATCTTCTCCGAGAATACGAGTAATCCTATTTACAATATAAGGCACGTCGAAGAATTCACTGTTCCAACCAGATAAAATATCAGGATAATCAGATGTAAAATAACTTAAAAACTTAGATAAAAGATCTTTCTCAGTCTTACAGTATATGTACGTATGACTTTCATTCTTCTTATTATATGGTTTAAGTCCCCATGTAATAAAGTGCTTTCTAATTGAATCATAGACTGTAATAACATTAATAGGATGTTGTGGGTCTTCTGGCTTAGGAAATTCATCTGGACTATATGTCTCAATATCAATAAACAACACCTTGAGATCGTTTTTAGTAAACTCAGGTTTTTCATTCTCCTTCCAAAACGTATCAATAAGAAACTGTTGCTGTATATTTAAGTTTTCAAAAACTCTAGTTACTTTATTATCCTTTAAATATCGCGAGCGTTCGGCTTGATTCTTAAATCTTTTTTTCTTTAACTTTGTATTAAAGATACTTGTAGTGTCTGGATGGTTATTTGTTTCAAGGTATATGTAAGGCTCGAACGTTGAGTCAAGAGTTATACGCTTCCCATTCTCGTCCCAGGTAAAAAGACGCATGAGCTGATCTCTTGGTAAATAGGCTACACTACGATACACAATCCAATTATATATTATATTACGAGAAGTACAATGTTAATATTTTGACTACTTTAATCCGTTGATTGTATTAAGTAGTTTTCTGTCTGAATGACCATAAGGCATATTATATAGTTCGACATACTTGTTAATATTATCTTCATTCTCAAGCCAGCGCGTTTCTGCGACTTTTCTAAACTTAGCGCACTGATTCATATATTTACCTTTCTTGAGAAGAGTATCCTCAATACAGCCAATCATTTCATCACCTGTCTTAAACTTGATAGGCGCATCACTATAAGTTACAATATCTTGACAAGCAATCGGTAGACCGTAGCAGCATGCTTCAATATACTTTAGATCACTCTTAGCTCTATTAAACGTATTATCTTGAAGAGGTGCAACAAGCATATTAACCTTAAGATTAAAAATCTTTTCTGGATAGTTATAGAGATTTTCCCATGGATGGAACTCGAGATCACCATTCATAACATATGGCCTGAGAGGTAATGGGAATGCGCCTAAGAAAACCCACCTATATTTGTGACGGGTTTTAATAATAGTATCACATACATGGAAGAAATCATCATTCTGATTTACTCTATTATCAACATCAAAATGTGCGCCAGAACCTGCATATAAAATACGAGGTCGCTTTTCATTTAAATCATAATTTTCTGAAATCCGTCTATCACTATAAAAATTACCCATCCACCATTTCGGAGGATAGTTTGGAATGACAGTAACGTTCTTATTAGAAGTTTTGCTCATGTAATAATCTTTCATGAAATCGCATGTAACTGTAATTTCATCGCACATCTCCATAATACGCTGTGCTGTCTTACGAATTTCTGGATCTGTAAATGCAGGTTTAAACTTATTATATTCAGGAATATCTTCACTAAAGACTAAATCATCAATTTCATATACAATCTTAAAGCCATGTTTGTTGCTTAAATCTTTTAAGAATTCAATAAACTTAGCTTGTTGTACTGTAGCTTGTCTCTGAATACGAACGGTCTTAATTCCGCGGTAATAGTTAGGGTCAAAACACATTACAGTACTACCATGTACAACACTCTTACTATGTGCGTTTAAAAGATGCTCTGGCCAAATCATACGCCAGAAGCCGCATCCGCTATAATCTGCGTAATAGTTTAACGATCTATTTAAATCGAGTTCAGGTGGGCGTGGGAGTGCATTTTGTTGTTGCGCTGGTAGACCGGGAAAAGGTTGAACAAAAGGTGAAGCAAAAGGTTGTACAAAGGGGCCTGGGATCATTGTTATAATTATGTATTATATTCTTTATAATCAACTCGTTTTGTTATACCGTTTGTCTTTTCAAGAAAAATAATGTCGCCGGTAGCAGCTTTAATACTTTCTTTACGATGACTAATAACCATTATACATTCGTTAAATTTGTCAACCCTCTCTTTAAGGATTCCGATAACGAGCTCAACACCTTTTTCATCTAAGCTAGAATCAAATAGCTCATCGTATATGCTAAAATTAAATGATACATCACCTTGTAAACGACGAATATCCATAAATGTAAATAAACAAGCTAAATCGATGTTCTTTCTTTCTGCGCCGCTAAAGTTAAAGTAAGAGCATTGCTTACCTTTATTATCTATAATTTCTTCTTCAAAATATTCATTAAACACACAAGAACAATTTGCATCCATCTTCTTAAGGTAATATGCTAGCTTACTATTAAACAATTGAAGAATTTTCTTAACAATATATGATTTTACTCCTTCTTCTGAAACAACAAATTTAACAACATCTAAAGTGTTTAATGTCTCTTTTAAAGTCTCTAAATCTAACTTAACTACAGTAAGTCTATGATTTTGTTCTTTTAGCAAATTATCGAACGTAGTTGAATCTGTTTCAATATCTTTCAAATCTTGATCAAGTTCTACCTGCCATTTATTAAGTTGATTCAATCTCTCTTCAAGATTATTTTTCTCTTTAAGTTTATGCTGATACGTATTAATACCATCTCTTATCTTTTGTATACGTACCTCTAGTTTTTCTTCAACTGATAAAAATTGCTTTTCCTCTCCTTTAAGTGTATCGATCTGCGCTTCATGCGTTTTTACTTCACTCTTAATTTTAGCTTTTTCATCTTTTATATGTGTACGATCTGTTTCTTCTATAGAACGTAAGCAAGTTGGACATACATCTTTATCTGTACCAACAGCAGATATTTTCTTAGTTAATTGCGTTACCATTGTCGTATTCTCTGTAATGGAGTGTCTAATACTTTGTATCTTATTATCGACTTTTTCTCTATTCTGCTCTTGTTCAAGTATTTCTTTTTTTAGATTCTGAACGTCGGGTAGTTCAAACTTTTTGAGTGTATTACTAATTGTTTCTATTTCACTAGCATTATTCTTTTTTCTAGAAAGATATTTCTCTTTCTTTCTCTCGCGTTCTAGCGCAGAATTCTCTTTTTGCTTTTCGTATACACTAATACTTTTAGCTACTTCATCATATTTTGTAGTTTCGATATCAAACGTCTTCTTCTTGTCCGTAATATCGGCTTTAAGAAGCGTAAGCATATTACTAAATACGCCAAGATTAAAGATATCTTCAATAAATTTTCGCTTCTCTTGTTTCTTTTTTGCCATAAACGGTATAGTGTTGTTTACCGTCATAATGACGCAGTTTTGAAATATCTCCGGGGTACAATTAAACTTAGACATTATAAAGCTATTTGTATTCGAAATACTATCGCGGGTCTTATCTTCACCGTTAACAAATATATGGCACTTTGAGGGTTCAAGCGTTCTAATAATTTGTATATCTTCTGCTTTATCGTATTGCTGGATAGATATATCTAATATTACTTCGCAATTCTTACGATTAACATTATTAATAATATTTTCTTTCTTGAGGTCTCTTAGTGTTTCACCGAAGACCCCAAAGTATATTGCGTCTGCTATTGTTGACTTACCTACACCGTTACGCCTGTCTTCTTTATCTTTATTAAGACCTGTGATAATGTGAAGGCCTTTTCTGAAGTCAACGTCTACCGGCTGGTTACCAACAGAAAGAAAGTTCTTAATACTAATCTTTTTAAAAATAATATTCTTCATGATGTACTACCTGCGCGTTTATATAATTCAGAGCAATAGCTTGATACTTCTGCTTTTTTATCTATATCCAGTAAGTTAATAAATTCTTCAATAGCTTTACTCATATCAACACCTGATAAATCTACAGATTGTTCGTCATTAACTGCTATACTGTTATCATATAATGTATAGTCAACAGATAGGGTAAAT